GGACGAATTCGCGTTCGTTCCGAATCATATCGCTGACCAGTTCTTTAGTTCTGTTTATCCTACTATCTCGTCTGGTAAGTCTACCAAAGTAATTATCATCTCCACGCCTCACGGCATGAACATGTTCTACAAGTTGTGGCATGATGCGGAGAAGGGTAAGAATGAATATATCCCAACTGAAGTTCATTGGTCTGCAGTTCCTGGTAGAGATGCTGCATGGAAAGAGCAGACTATTAAGAACACGTCTGAACAACAGTTCAAGGTTGAGTTTGAGTGCGAGTTCCTTGGATCGGTTGATACATTAATTAGTCCTAGTAAATTGAGGACTATGCCATATTCAGATCCAATTGCACAGAATAAAGGTCTTGCAGTTTACAAGCGTGTTGAACCAGAAAGAAATTATATCATAACAGTTGACGTAGCAAGAGGCACATCTAATGACTATTCTGCGTTTGTGGTTGTGGACACAACAACTGTCCCCTATGAGGTTGTTGCTCGCTATAGGAACAATGAGATCAAACCTATCATTTTCCCCAATGTCATTATCGATGTTGCAAAGAACTATAATAATGCTTATATCTTGTGTGAAGTAAATGATATTGGTGGACAGGTTGCAGATATTATTCAATTTGATTTGGAATATGAAAATCTTCTAATGGCAGCAATGCGCGGTCGTGCGGGTCAACAACTCGGACAAGGATTCTCTGGTAAGAAGACCCAACTGGGTGTCAAGATGTCTACTGCTGTCAAGCAAGTTGGATGTTCTAACCTCAAGGCACTTATCGAAGAAGATAAGTTATTGATACCAGACTACGATACGATTGCAGAACTAACTACTTTTATCGTTAAGGGTCAGTCATTCGCCGCAGAAGACGGATGTAATGATGACCTTGCTATGTGTTTGGTTATTTTTGGTTGGATGGCAATGCAACCGTACTTTAAAGAAATGAATGATAATGATGTGCGTCAGCGTATTTACGATGATCAAAGAGAGAACATTGAGCAAGACATGGCTCCGTTTGGATTTGTAGATGACGGACTTGGAGATGAGTATTTTGCAGATGCTCAGGGTGATGTGTGGCAGGTCGCGGAATATGGAGATAAGTCCTATATGTGGGAGTTTAGGTAAAGATTCAAAAATATAAATAATCTTAGACAACCGATGTTGACATCAATCTAGGAGACTTAAACAATGGCAGCAAATCAATCCTCGCCAGGTGTAGTCGTACAGGAAAGAGACCTAACGACGATCACTACTTTATCAACCGCAAATGTTGGCGTTATTGCGGCACCATTTGAGCAAGGTCCCGTTGAAGAAATTGTAGATATTTCCAACGAGAGACAACTTGCAGATGTATTTGGTAAACCAAACGACTTTAATTATGAGTATTGGTACACTGCTGCTCAGTTCCTTTCTTATGGTGGTGTATTAAAGACAGTCCGTGTTACTAATGCTGCTCTGAAGAATGCAGTTGATGCTGGTACTGCTCCTCTGATTAAGAACTTCCAAGATTACGAAACCAATATCGAATCTGCTAACAATAACTTTACGTGGGCTGCAAAGACTCCTGGAACCCTTGGTAACTCCATCGGCATCTTCATGACTGATGCTGGTGCTGATCAGATTGCAGTTCTTCCCGCTCCTTCTTCTGGTAACGAGCATGAGTTCGTTGCTGATGAAGCAGTCACTGCTGCATCGGGTGCTGCTGGTAAAGTCTATAAGTATAGCATCGTCCTTACTGTAGATACCATTGTTGGTGATTTCACTCCTGGTGTTTCAACAACAATCAGTATTTCTGGTTCTAACGAAGCAGTTAATGTTCTTGCATGGGATCCCGCAAACAAGAAACTGGAAATCGGTCTTCCTTCTGGTGGCGTCACTGGTATTCTTGCTGATGGTCAAGCAATCACTCAGGGTTCTAATACTGCTGCTATCGATACAACAATTGAGCGTCGTCTCTATGTTGCGTTAAACAAAGATAGTATTGCATTTGAGGCAGCTGATGCGGTTGCTGATACGAACTCAACTTCTGTTGCAATTACTTCCGTTCGTAATGAGTATGACGAGCGTGAGTATCTTCCTGGTGTAAAGTGGGTCAATACTGCTCCTCGTCCTGGTACTTCAAAGTGGGCAACTGACAAAGGTGGTCATCGTGATGAACTTCACATTGTGGTTGTTGATATTGACGGTAAAATTACTGGCACAACTGGTGCTTTACTTGAGCGTTTTATCGGTGTTTCTAAGGCATCTGATGCAAAAACTTCGGTTGGTGAAACTAACTACTATGTCAATGTTTTAAAAGCACGCTCCGAATATATCTATTGGGGTGAGCATGAAACTGAAGTATTTAATGCAACAGGCACTCCTGCTGATGGTAACTGGGGTCTGACAGCAGATTCTCGACAGTTCAACCTTTTACGTTCTGCTGCTGGTTCTACTGATTACCCCGCAGGTCGCACAACGGTAGGATCTAAGAATAACGCCACTCACTACTATCGTCTCGGTGCTGCTTCTGGTACTGCTGGTGTTGACTATGCAACTTCTGGTGGTGTATATACTGTAAGCAATAGTGATGTTGCTACTGCATACGAACTTCTGGAAGATCCTGAGTCTCAAACCATTGACTATATTCTTACTGGTCCTTCTGGTGCTACAGACGCTGAGGCACTTGCAAAAATCACCTCTTTGACAAATATTGTCGAAGAGCGTCGTGATTGCCTTCTCTTTGTTTCTCCTCGTAGAGGCAATGTAATTGGTATTAGTAATGCAAACACAATTACTAATAATGTAATTTCCTTCTTTGATACCCTGCCTTCTTCTTCTTACGTAGTCTTTGATTCTGGTTATAAGTATATTTACGATAAGTATAATGATGTTTATCGTTATATTCCTTGCAATGGTGATGTTGCTGGTCTTTGCTTACAGACAACTGAAACTGCAGAACCTTGGTTCTCTCCTGCTGGTTTCCAGCGTGGCATTGTAAGAAATGCAATCAAACTTGCATATACACCTAATAAGACTCAGCGCGATCGTCTTTATTCTGCTCGCATTAATCCTATTGTCTCTTTCCCTGGTCAAGGCGTAGTTCTGTTTGGTGATAAGACTGCACAAGCATTTGCTTCTGCATTCGATCGCATCAATGTTCGCCGTCTGTTCCTCACAATTGAAAGAGTCATTAGTGGTGCTGCTAAGTCTCAACTCTTTGAACAGAACGATGCTGCACAGCGTTCTCTGTTTATCAATATTGTTGAACCTTATCTGCGCGAAGTTCAAGGTCGTCGTGGCGTAACCGACTTCCTTATCAAATGTGATGAGGATAACAACCCTGCTGAGGCAGTTGATCGTGGTGAATTCTTTGCAGAGATCTTCGTCAAACCTACACGCACTATTAACTACATTACATTGACCTTCACCGCAACCAGAACTGGTGTTGCATTCACTGAAGTTGCTTCCTGATTTAGTTAAACATAATTGAGAGACCCTACGGGGTCTCTTTTTTATGCGTGAAAATATTGTTTGTACTAAATATTAACGACGGAGACATTAAAAAACAATGGCAAAAAGAGGAACTATTGACGATTTTAAGGCAAATGTCGCATCAGACTTTGCGCGTCCTAATCTATTTCAAGTTGATCTGGCATTCCCCTCTGGAATTATCAACAATTCTTCATTAGTAAACTTGGGTAAGTTTACTGTTCGTGCAGCAAATCTTCCCTCCTCTCAGATTGGAGTTATTGAAGTTCCTTTCAGAGGACGTGTTCTGAAGATTGCAGGTGACAGAACCTTTGAACCTTGGACAATTACTGTTCAAAACGATAGTGGTTTTGCTCTCCGTAACGCATTTGAACTCTGGGCATCTAGCATTCAGGCATATAACGAGAACTTTACTTCTGCTGCAGGTCTTGGTGATGCGGATGACAGCACTGGTTACTTTGCTGATATGAAAGTGCATCAGTTGGCACGCGATGCTAAGAATGGTGAAAAACCCAGAGTTCTTAAATCATACAAGTTCTACAACATCTTCCCCAGCAATATCTCTGCTATTGATCTGGACTATGGCAATAACGATGCTATTGAAGAGTTTACTGTAGAACTGCAAGTTCAGTACTGGACTCCCGAAACACCCAATTCAAACGACTGATAAATAGACCAGGACCAATAACTTAGAAATATAATGTCTCAGCTCTTCGGTTTTTCACTTGAAAGAGCAAAGAAGGTCCCTAAGGGGCCTTCTTTTGTTCAGAAAGATAATATGGATGGTTCGCAACCTGTAGTGGGTGGCGGATATTACGGTTATTCTGTTGACTTTGATGGAACAATCCGTAATGATTATGAATTGATTACCCGATATAGGGAAATGGTTTTAAACCCCGAGTGTGATAGTGCGGTCGATGATATCGTTAACGAAACAATTTGTGGGAACTTTGATGATGTTCCTATTGAATTGGAACTGTCTAACTTAAAAACATCAGATAGAATTAAAAAATTAATGAGAGAAGAGTTTGATGAAATTCTTCGTCTCTTGGATTTTGAAAATCGTGCATATGAAATTTTCCGTCGTTGGTATGTTGACGGAAGATTATTTTATCACAAAGTAATTGATCCACAAAATCCCAGTGGTGGTCTTGCAGAATTACGTTATATTGACCCTCGCAAAATTCGTAAGGTCACTGAATATGAACAGAAGAGACCCGAACAATTGCGCGGTGTTGATCTGAATACTCAACTTACGCAGAAAGCAGCAGAGTATTTTCTTTACAATCCCAAAGGTTTAAAGAATTCTACGAATCAGGGAATGAAAATTACTCCCGATTCTATTACATATTGTCACTCAGGTATTCAAGACCTGAATAAAAATATGACCCTTAGTCACCTACATAAGGCGATTAAGGCAGTCAACCAACTGAGAATGATTGAAGATTCTCTGGTCA